CCATTAAACTCGGCAGTTTGAAATCTACCATTAGATAAACCAGTTTTTTTACTTACAGCACTACCAGTATCAATTTGATATAAAGTACCATTAGAGCCAACTGCCAATAACTGATTATTACTACCTGCGTTGTGATTTACAACAGTCTCAACATCACCTGTGCCAATCCCAGTACAAAACGAAGAATAACCTTCTCTTACAGTTACTTTTTCAACTGTTGGAAACCAGTTAGACATAACGATTGCATCTGTCTGTGGCATAGCATCAAGACTATCTCTTGAATTTAAACCCCCAATAGGAGCAGGTATAGATACAGATTTAACTCTATATCTTGCTGCTGATGGCAATGCCTGTAACATTAGACTCCACCATATCCACTATCAGGTAAATTATAACTATATGGACTTACTGTTAATCGTCTTGCATCATCAAGTGATATTATAGGTGAACCACCCTCTCTTGATATAGCTTGTCTTAATTCTAATTGATACTGTCTAAAATGCTCTGCATAATCCAATCCATGCATTTGAGCAAATCGCCATGTAACACCCATTTCTATTAGTGTTTCGTCTAATATTCCAGTATCAGTATCTACTGTAAATGCTGCTTGTGAAGTGCCATCTGTCTTTTGATTCCAATGAGATGATACATACTCAAAACCAATAGACTCTGTGCTTGTTGGTGTTGGTGTAATATCAAATTTCAAAGCATTGCTAGATGGCTTTAATCTAAATCTTTGTGTAATGCCAATAGATGAAGTTCCATGTTGATCCAACTGATATTGCTGTGGAGTTAATGGTCCTGTAAATGCTTCTTTGTCAGTTCTGTTAAAGGCAGTATTACCAACAAATCTATCAAAATCAGTCGGCAAAGCATAACTTGAAGTACCACTTGCTGTATTAAAAGTATGCTCTTTTGTTAATACAGACCAGTTGGTTGCTCTCATTAGCTGTTTGCCTTCTCTTTGGCATAAAGCAAGTAATTGTCTGGCAGTCGGAGAAGTATTGCTTATTATTGTACTTTCTCTTTCAAAACCAGTAAAATCACTTACTGCTTGGCATATCGTCAGTAGACTCATTTTCTATACTTATCTCTAAAGGTTTAGTTTCTTTTTTTGGTGCTTTTGTCTTTTTAGCTGAAATTTGTAATTTAGCTATTTTCTGTAATTCAACATAAGGATTGCCAAGTGCTAATAACATAGCATCTTCAGCTTTATCCAGTTGCTCTACAGTTTCAATTCCTGCTAATTCTAATTCAACCCTTCTGGGTTCAGTCATTCCAGGCAAGTCATTTAAAGAAGTTCCAGATGTTTTTTTAACACCTTTACTCTTTTTATATGCTTCCCAATCTTCTGGAAACCTAGTTAAATCTTCTGGTCGTACAGGTGCTTCAAATACATCCTTCATACCACCGACAGAAATGCGAACAAAATCCCTTTGCTCACCATTAAATTCTCTTTCGTAAAATTGCGCTTTTGCTGTCATAATTCCTCCAATGAAAAAAGGAGCAAGTTGCCCTGCTCCCTTATTGTTTTATTTAAAATGGGAAATCACAGATTATTTCTTTGTCTGAAATATCACCTGCAATCGCACATATATGATCGGTTGATGCTGTTGTAACATCTACATTTACATTCAGTTAATATCGCTAATACTAACTCGTCATTTTATGACTGCTTATATTTTCATATAAGATTAGACTATATCTTCATCCACTAATGTGGAGCTAGGCACTTCCATTTCGCTTGAAATGTATGGACTTCATCTTCTCATTGAGAAGGTATGTCCTAGTCGTTGAACCTTCCAAAAGATCACTCTCTTGGCTTGGCTGCTGATTGTCATATCCTTTCGGACTTAGATTTCCCAGTCAATTCACCTAGTACTTTGCTACTTATTACTAAGCAGCTACACTATAATTTGTTAATGTACCATCTGCTGATCCAGTAGGTGTAAGATTACTTCCATCACTCCCTGCTGTCAAAGCTATCGTCAATGTGGCTGCTCCTTTAATTTGAAACCAACCATAAGTTTCGGTTGCAATAGTTGCCTGGATAACTCCTGCACCTACCTCAACTGAATCACTTAAATCAGATGTACAAGTATGGTTTTTGTACCCATCTAAAGTGTGATAGTACGCGACCTCTCCTGCGACACCTGAAACTGCTGCCGAAGCATCATCATATTTAAGATACTTATAAATTTTAGTACCATTAGAGTCTGTAACAACTCCTAATTGTCCAGGAACAAACTCTGGAGTGGTACTTTGGGCTGTAACATCAACACCCATAATTGCTGCTATTGTCATAACAACTTCCTTTCTATTTAGTTAATGTTATGTGTGAATTACACCTTGTAATGCTCTGTTACTGCAAGTTAAATTGCCACTCCAGAACATTGGAGTTACGAGAGAATCTTGGTTAATGCTCATTTTTGCTTCACCTGGAACAAAGTTTCTTGATGCTGCTACCTCTAAACGAAGGTAATCAGTATTTAGAAAATACATTCTGTTGGTTGAGCAGGAAGAATCAAATACCACATCTGAATTTAGGTATTGAACAGATGTAAAACCTGATCTTGCCATACCATCTGATGTAACTCTTTGAATAGCTTGTAAGCTACCAAGAAATGCTTTGTAAGCATTTGTTCCTGCCATAATTAAGTCAGGACTGTCAGCACCTCTAACTAACTGCAAGTAGATATTATTCATATCTGCCTGAACATTAGTTGTACTAAAAGCCGAACTTGTGGCTGTGGTTTGAACATTTTGCCAAAACGAGTACGTAGAACTATTAATATTTCCACAAGTTCCCGTCCCTGCATCTGCGACAAGTAGCTGTAACCCACCTATCTCTTTACCACTTGTTCCTGTACCATCTGAATAGAGTGATGTTGACAGACTATTCATCATTGATTTCTCAAGAACATTTACTCTTGCTTCAAGCAAATTAATTAATGCTTCTGTTCCAGAGTTCTTGATTTGCTCAAGACCTGAAATTGTTACATTTCCTGCGAGTTGCTTGTACTCATATACTGCTGCACTTAATACATCAGCAGGTGAAACATCTAGAGTCTCATATCCAGAATAAAACTGGACTGTGCCATTATCGGCATATTCTAGCTCTCTTGTAATATCACGACCTGTTACAGTTGTAGTATTACCATTTTCACGCAACCTTCTTAACAAGGCATTGTGATTTGAGACATTGTCTGCAAGACTTTTTGATCGATTTTTTACATTATATTCAATCAGCTTCGCTAATGCTGACCAGTTCTCTTATGAACTTCTGACACTTATCATGCCAGATTGGACTATATCTTCACCCTTTTTAAAAGGGGTTGGGCGCTTCCACTTCGCTTGAAATGTACTTCCTTTCGGAATAGTCTCTGAACCTTCTGCTTTCACAGCTTGGCTGCTGATCGCCCTCAACTTTACTTGTTAGGGGTTTCCAGGCAATTCACCCAATTTTATTTATTTATTACTAAATAAAGACTCTATTTAATTAAAGTCGTTGTAACAATCTCTGATAAGTTTGGACTCGCCATTTTATCTTCCTTCTAATTGTTTAATTGATTGATTAATTGTTTCTCTAATCGTCAAATTATCTGGAAGTGTTTTTTCAGAAGGTGTTGCACTACCTCTTACAGTAGACCTCTGTGCTTTCTTGGCTTTCTTAACTGCTTCACTCTTTACAGCATTTTCATTCTTCTTAACAGTTTCCCTGTTAATCAAATCCTGCCTTAATTGTGGATCAGCATAAACTGCCATATCGTAAGCACTTGCCAAATCTTTTGCCCTATTGTTTTGAATAAGAACACCCATAGTTTCCCTGACATTATCAAAATGTGGGTATTTTATACTACCATCTGTGTTTTTCTCATTGGCAAACTGGTCAATCATAGATTGAGTGCTGTTCTGAACACTTTGCATTTGTTGATTTTGTTGTTGTTGTACTAGACCTGATAACTGGGCTACCTGCTGTTTCAAATCTTTTACTTGTGGGTCAGTATAATCATCTTCTTCAGATTGGTCTAATCCGACTTCTGATAAATTAACCCCATAATTCTGCGCTAACCAAGTTATTGCACTTTTGGGGTCTTTTTTAAGATAATCATGCGCAGCAAATAGTTGCCTAATTGCTCCCACATCATCCATACCTGCCCTTTCAAAGTCTCCCATGAATGGCTTGATAATTCCTTCTATAGCTTCTTGCCTTTTTCTGTATTGTGCAAGATTCTGTGTTTTCTTTGTATAATCAGACTCTAAATCCTTATATCTGTCCATGAACATCTTTTGTCCAGATGGATCAAGTTGATTAAATTGTTCTTTAAATTCTTTTGCCCAATGCTTTGGTGGATCAAGAGGTTTTAACTCTTCTTCTTCTTCTTCTTCGCCATCTTCAGCTTCGGCTCTATCCTCTGTTTCTTCTTCTGAAGTATTTCCATCTTCTCCTGGTTCGTCTGTGGCTTCTTCCCCATCAGTTTGTTCATCAGGTTCTTCAGAAGTTCCTTTATCTTCCTTATCATTTTCAGCATTGTTTTCCCCTTCGGATTCATTTCCAATTTGTTCCCCTGCCAATACCTTACTTAATGTTTCTCTTACTGTTTCAGGTGCTGACTGCGAAGATGTTTCTTTCACATCTTGAGTGCTTTCTGTTTCTGCCATTATTTTAATAAATGATTTTGCTCATTCCCCACTTCTATAAAGTTATTTTTACGCAAGAACTCTCGGTGCTGTGATCGTGATGAAATCCAACCTTTATCTTTCATATTCTGATAAGGTTCAATATCACGCATAATATTCAGTCGTTTTGCTCTTACAGACTCTGTTTTTTCAACAAGTTTGCCATCTTCGTAGATAAAAGTTTTTTTCATCCCATTAGCACCCTTGCTGCTTGTTCACGCATTTCTGCGTTCATCTTTCGTTGAGGTCTTTGAAAAGTACCAAGTGCTGATACAAATTCTTCTCCAAATACCTTTGAAAGAATACCCATAAGAGGACTGTCTACAGCTTCTCTTATTATTTCTTTTTCTTGGTCAGACAGACTTTCATAAATCTGTGCTGCTTTTTCCATATCTATGTTCATGCAAAATCTCTTGGGTTAGCAAATAAGTTAAGGTTAGGTGCTGCACTTGTTGGTTGTGTTAGATTTCTTGTGCGTAGTAAATCAACAAGAGTTCCCTGTGCATAGCCATAAGGTTGATATAAATTATCCATACCTGAATAAAGGTAAAAAGGATTTTGCAAGGCATTTACTGCCAAATTATCACTTATAACTGGTGGTGTTTCTTCAACTTTAGCAACAGTTCTTGGTAAAATTCTTACTGGTTCATCATTGTCATCTTCAAAATTAAACTGACTAGTATCAGTTTGAACAGTTGGCAGTATATTTAAATTATTATCTAATCCACCAATGTAACCTTGTGTTTGATTTGCACCAAATC